TCATAATTAGGGAAGGTAGGGGTTATATAAACCTTTTGTCCTCGTTCCAGGAGAATATCCATGGAAAGTACGGGAGCAAAGCCAATGAGCGAACAATACTGTTCCAATCTCTTTCGCTTCCACTCATCCGAGAGGAATAGTGCCATTTTGTCACTTATATCCAATCAAAGAGCGGCCTTCAATCCATTAGCTTTCTGTGAATACATTCAAGAACTTTTTAATGAGGGCAAGGCAGATAAATCTACCTTATCCCCAAAATTCTGGAATAACCACTTACGAGCTGCCTTAAGATCCAAACTATCAATCGTTTTACCAAAATAGGTAAAAGGTTTAGTTGAGTCATAAAGGTAGGATAGAAGATGCCCTATGGGCATTTTTCCTTGTCGTACGAGCATTGCCAAAAAAGCAATCAATGACAAACCATTGTCATAGGTCTTTTTATCGATCATCGTAGCGATGTAGAAGATTTTCTTCAATGAATGACCTCAGTGTCGTTCAATAAGTCTTCGTGCAAGCTCAAGTCTACCAAAGAAATTATTACAGTTTATAAATTCCTTTATAGATAGAGCCGACACATCAAACCCATTGAGTCCTGTACGTTTAGCAAATTCCACAACAGCACGATCAGTAGCAACTACTGACTTGTTAACGTTGATTTGAACTCCTAAACCCGTACAAAGTCGAAGGTAAAAACTAGCAAGATCTTTATTAAAGATCACTATGTCATCACCCAAGACCTCATACCTAGTCTCTCATTTCGGCAATTGCCTATTATGAACACGCCAACTACAATACTGCATCATCATATGATGAGTCAAGTTTAGCATTGCCCATGAAGATAAAGCTCCCATCGGTTGCCCTACGGCATATCGAACGGGGCCAGTATCTAACCCATAAGAATTCTTATGAATCATGTAATCTCTTTCTACTAAGATTGCTCCTCAGAGATCCCCTAAATTACATTTGAACAAGTAATTTAGGAGACTCCGCTGGATAATCATTGGTAGTCGATCAGTTGCAGAACTTAGATCGAAACCATAAGAGCAACCATGTTCCATAGACTTCTTAAGAGCCCTAGAGAAAGCAGCAGATTGATCATGGGTACCATCGTTTGGCATCAATTTAAACATGCCAAATAGAAGGTTATGCAGTGGTCTAAATAATGACTGAGTCATTATATCGACCATCGCAAACACTCTCAATTTCCCTGCCGGTTCCTCCTTAAAGGAAAGCTGACCGATATATCAAGGTTGATTATCGTTCGGGCCTTTTAGGATACTAGCTGCCTCTAACGTGTTATAAATATTCTCACCTGCCTTCTCTAAGATATAGTCGATCAATCTAATTGATCGAGCTAGACCACTAGAACGAGTTAGTTTTATGTAGGAAAGAATAAGATTATACATCTTAGGATCACTTTTAATAGTGATCCAGTCCTTGAATAAACCAACTCAACTTTCCTTAGCACTCGGCGACGCTTTAACTATAAAGGTTAAACGGTCAGCTCGAACACTAAGGGGAGATAAGGGGTATTTAAGAAATCTTGTCAGTAGCCGCAAACAGTAATGTTTGAGGAACCTCTGAAAATCTCTTATTACTTCATCATCTCCACCAAAATCATCAGTTATTGTCGATAATTTAGGTTTTATAGGGCCTTTTAGGACTCTATAAAGACTAAAAATTGTCAACCACAAACGGATAATAGATAAACTATTACGTCCGATCGCGGCTCTGTCTTGCAATTTGATTAATGCAGGCAGACCAGATTTTGATAATCTTGGTAAAGGAAGATCGGGTTCAATATCCCTTAAACTGTTAAAGGGTGAACCTGAAATTTTCTTTTGTATAGCTAATTGTGCAGCTTTAAGATACTTTATTGTATAATTTGGCCCGTGATGTTTGTTCATAGAATAAACACTCACAGCAAAATTATGCAGCATACGAACTCGGTTTAATACTCTAGTATTCAATTTACAGAGGGAGACAATACGTCAACCAATGCTAATAAATACTAGCTTCAAATGTTTTAAGTTTGAAGGTTCAATCAAAGATCCTGCTTCATAGATATCCTTATATAATCTCAACCCAGAAAAGAAACTATTAAATTTTAATTTTTTAGAATTCTTCATGTGTTTTTGCTTATATTACAGATAAAAATGTAGTAAGATCTTCTGCGCTGTTCCCTTTCAGGGACGCCAGACAGAAGGTACCACCCGAATTTGTATCAAGTATGTCTTGATAGCACAAATTCTATATATTTACAAACTGTTCATACTCGTCAACCCTTTGAAAGAAGGAGAGTATAACTAGTTACTGGTTTGTCCGGTTAATCACCGGGGATTTACCAGAGCCC